TCCTAACGCTATATATATAATAGTGTATGAACTATATTCGCTTATTATAGTGAATTTCCCACCACACTATAATTGGTCGTTATGCTTTGCTGCAACTAACCTAAGCTCTTCTGCTTTTGCTGCAAAATCTTCATCTGTGTATGCGTGGCTTTGGCTGTATTGTTCACGCTGCATATTATCAAACTTCATTCCTTCTATTTCTGCCTGTATAGCCAATACTTCTGCTAATCTTTTTACATCGTATTCATTCATTTTGTTCCGTTTTGCCTTTCCCCAAAAACTCACTATAATAATGTGTCAAACACCATTGTGTCGTGTGATTAATCGAGGTTAGTAGTTAATGTTTATATTTGTTTTTCAATTTTACTTTAGTTTTCAACGGTGTTTACACTAACCATTATAACCAATCTTTAAAAATCAATTAAAAATATCGCCAAAAATGGAGCTAAACGGATTTTCTTCCATACAACTATGCACTATTAATTTACCAAAATCAGCGTATTTATTTATTAAATACTCTTCGAATTTCACTTGTGCATCTATGGAGCTGTATTTATTTTTGACTCTCATAATTCCACTTTTTAATATCTTCCCGCTTTTAGTTTGTGCGGTATATTCAATCAGATAATTCTTTTGTTTCATAGTGACCTATTGTTTCCAAATTTTTTTCTCTCCCCCTTAAAAAAGAATAGAACTTGCAAAGTGCAGCTTCATAACGTTGTTTTGCGCTGCTATTTGCAAATGACCCATATGTCATATTAAAAAACTTAGCTATTTCTTTATTCGATAGTTTCAGTTCCTTTTTTAGTTCGTTAATATTGTATTGCTGTACCATCTTTTCTGTATCCTCTTTTAATATCAATAACTTCACCTTTTTTGTTTCTTGTCAATTCCCAGGCAAGTATACCGTTGTCGTGGTATTTAGCTTGTATTCCCGACGACTATAGTTTCCTCATATGCTAATTGTCCATTTTTATGATATTCTTTTATTTCTTTAGTTTCCATGTCTTGATATCGTTTATTTTAAAAGTTGATTACTTAATTATCTGATGCAAATATAAACATATACTTAATAAAAAACAAACTTTTTGCAAATTATTTTCAGCATATGTTTAATTTTATGCTGGTCCGTGCCAGTATCTAATACTAATCGTTAAACATAATTAAGGCGTGTCATTAATTTAGGATTGCAAATTATTATTTCTTCGAATTTCTCACGAATTATTTTTTTTGTGACATCTCCATGTAGCCAAACTTTACCTGTTGAGTCATAGAAGCTGCCAAACCAAGCTAAAGAGCAATTGCCTTTTTCTTCAGCGATACAGGGTTCGCCCATGCTGCGAAATATAAACCTCCCTAGTGCTTCACCATTTCGTGAAACTAGCCACCCTTTATCAATGTAATCATTAACTTGTTTAGCCAATCCAACAGCGTACATATACAGTCCATAGCAAGTTTTTGTGCGAAATTCATCAACTGTACCTTCAGTTTTTTTCATAATTCTGATTTTAATTAAACAAATCCTCAATTTTTACTCCAAAAAAATTAGCTATTTTAAAAGCAACTGATAATATAACACCTTTTTTACCTTTTTCTATGTCGGAAATTGTAGCTTGAGAAATCCCTATTTTATTAGCTAATTGTTTTTGTGATAAACTCTTTTTTACGCGTTCTATTTTGATTTTGTTTTTCATTTAAACAATCTACTATTTTTAATAATTAACATTGATTCTCTTGATAACCCATATAATATTTCAGCCCCACAATCAGGGCAATTGCATAATTTCTCGCCATGCTCAAATGAAACACTAACATCAAACAAAGCCAATATTTCGCCTGCGAATACATCAGGTGGCAAATCTTCGTTAATCGCATCAATATACAATTGTTCTACTTTCTCTTTCATTTCTCTCTTTTATAAATTGTTCGAATAATTCTTTTTTATTAGCATGGTGTATTTTTAGGCACTTTAATTTACTTCCGGCATCGTAACACTAAAGTAATACAAAAGTGTCTGATTCTTGATATATGATACCATTAAATTGATTTTAATTAATCTCAATAAGCAAAGGATCGTACTCTTTCCGCTTTCTGTTAAGAGAATAAACCCCAACCCCTACAAGGTTATCGAATAACACAATTATGTTGTTTATATCTTCTATCCCTGCCACTTGGCCCTTGTTTGAGTCCAAGTCGATAACTTTTTGGCCTATTCGGAGATTATCGTAACTAATTGGTTCGTACATTTTGTATATTTCCATATTTTTTTATTTAGTTTTAAAATGGCATTTCATCTATTTCTTCATAATCAGGCTTAAGCCCTATTGTCATATCATTTGTAATTTCTTCTAATTTTTGATTTTTTTCAAGCCAATTTGTATTATCCCAATAGTCTATACTATCAGAAATACTTTCAAATCTACCATTGTTGTAATTATAGTTCATCTCGATTAAACCTTGTTCTCCCAAATGTTTGAATTTCACTTTTTGAATATGAATATCAACTTGATTTGTCATTGATCCGTTTTCATCTCTATTCCGATGTACAGTTATCCCATAATCTGTTTTATTATAAAAATTAGCACTGCCATTAATATCATAAAGCGAGGGCACTTTCCCTGACTCCATTTTTCTAGGATGTGCAACTAAACAAACTAATACATTGTTAAATTTAGCAAAATTTGTTAATATGTCTAAAAACTTGCTAATATATTGAGTTTCTGACATACTAGCTTTATATTGATGCTCTAATTTATTATATGGGTCGATCACTAAAACCTTTACACCGTATTGCTTAACCAACATTTTGGCTCGTGATATTACCTGTTCAACCGAAAAATCATTTTCATCCATTATGTAGTAATAATTTTCCTTTATTTGTTCATAAATATTATAAAAATCTGTAGTATCTGATTTCCTGTCAAATTTTTTGCCTGATATTTTTGAATGTAATTTCCTATAATGATATTGCAAAGGCCAATTTTCAGGCGTAAAAAATGCAACCTTCCATCCATGAATTAAATTTAATCTACAAACAATATAATCTAAAAATTCACTTTTGCCCGAGGCTGGAACGCCTGTTATAGTTAATAATCTTCCGCACTCCCATGTAATGTAATTGTCAAGTATTGAATTTATTTTAAGTCCTGTCTGTTCACCATTTTCATAAAGGTCTAAAATGTTATCATAAAGAGATTCTATTTTTATAATTCCAGAAATAGGAACAGGCTTAGAATCCCTTAACAACTCTTTAAACTTAACACCTTCGCCAATAAAATAATCATTTGCGTCTTTGTATTGCTTAAAATTAATTATATGACACTTTTCCGCACCAATACGTCTTACTAATTCATCCCTTAATTTAATTCCAGCACTATCAACATCAAGTGACAAAAATACTTTTTCTACATTTTCAAATAATTCCATTGAACTATCTAAATATTCTAAATTACCTCCTGCTCCATTAGGCACTGAAATAACATTAAAAAACCCATTTTCAACATAAGTCAACAAGTCAATTTCACCCTCGCATATAATTATCTCTTTATTTGATTTTAAAGCATCAAAATTATACCATATCAATTCAGCACCAGATATTAACTTGAAACTTTTATCTCTGCCTCTAAATTTTATATTCCTTTGCTCATCTTCAACAAAAAATGGGAAACATATTACCTCTATTTCTTTTTCGAATTGCGGCATCCACTCTTTATCTGTGAATATCTGCATTAAATTTAAAGTTTGTTGGCTTATCATTCTGCTCGTAAACCACTTTACAGCTCTATCGCTTAATTTGGTAATATTTCGCCATTTTGGAATAACGTATTGTTTCTTTTGAACATAAGGTTTATACTCAAAAAACGTAGTATTGCAATGATGACAATAAGCCCTGCCGGTGTCGTGATAATACTTTAGATCCTTTTTCTTTGATTTTTTTCTCAAAGATGAACATTCAGGACATAATAACATTTTGCCGCCAGAAAATTCAAAATCTAATTCATAGATTATTTTAGTATTTGAACTTTGATATTTCATGAGCCTGCTAGTTTTTTATTAGATGACTGACCATTGCTTTTCAATTCGAATAAACCCTTCCATCCATTAGATATAGACTGATTAATTACGCTTAATGCTAATGAATTTTTATCATTCGATAATCTAATTAAATCATTTAATGCAATCTGCTCACTTTCTAATCTTTTGTATGAAAACCCAAATTGTGATTTTTTATAATCAATCCAAAGCTGCCATGTAGATTTATTTAAATTCGATAAATGCAAACTACTCTCTTTTTTACTTTTCTTTTCTTTACTTTTCTTTGTCGTTTTTTGACCACATTTATCATCATTTAAGCTACATTTAAACTTTAAATGCTTGCACAAATCGCATTTATGCATACATAAATTAACTCTACGCTTATAAGCATCTTTGATATTTTCTATAAAATTTTCAGAATATATTATTTTTTTACTCCAAAAAAAGGAATCAATCGCTCCTAATTTTGACAATAAATTATATATTTCTATTAGTTCAAATTCTGTAGTTTTTAACTTAGAAATCAAAAAAAGCAAATCTGTTTCATTTCTTAAGTCTATGTAGTGGTTTTCAGTTGACCCTAAAAGTTCTAAAGTTTTAAACCATATTGAATATCCTAAATGCTTATATTTTGATTCCAATATAAATAACGTTTTGCCTGGAATACAATAATGAGGAAAATAATCAACTGTATTTTTATCTTTGCGTCCGGCCATATTTAAAAGCTTGATTGATTAGGAATAAAATTAATATCATCTGCATCATAAACTTCTACATTGGAGAAATCTTCATTTTGATGATTCCATGATTTCCCAAAACAATATTTAATTGTTATTGCCATTTCTAAATTTAGTGTGCCTGGATACACTATTATTTTTAACAACCC